TTGCTTTAACTTGAGCTTCCATTCTAGAAGTTTCAGCTTCCATTGTAAGTGCTTGCGCCTGTGCTTGTGCTAGTATGTCTTGTGGTGACGGTGGTGGAGGTTCTACTGGTTCAGGTTGTGAGATAAATTGATCTGCATTTTTGATACCCATCTCTGCACCAAGTTCTTTCACCAAGTTATATATGTTTTGTGGTGAAACCATGTTATCAGTTTGGGTAGCTACTTTTTCAATTAAAGCAGAGAAACTAGAAAGATTATTAAGGCGAACATCTTGATCTCCATATCCTAGGCCAACTTCAACACTCACATCCAAGTCTTCTTTCCAACTGGAAGGATCAACTTCGTAGTAAGCATTGTTTAGGCGCATTACTTTTTTACTATCTTCGTATCGCTGAACTAGGTTGTATATGTTTTTAAACATACTCTTTACACCTGTGTCAGCAAATACTCTAGCTATTAACTCTACTCTTCCTTGTGCGTTACTCAGAGCACCTTGCACTGCTCCTTGTGTTACATGGGACTTTAGAACATCTGCTGGTAAACCCTGAGTAGCTCCGTTTACTCCGGTTCTACCTGCTTTAAGTTTATCCCAATAGTCCAGCATTTCAAAACTATACTGCTGTAGGGCAGGTGTTTGAATAGGCTGTAAGGCATTAGGTGATCTTGTGCGTACAATTCCACCGGGGCGGTTGGTTAACAGATCGTCTATGTTAACTTGACCTTCTACAACTTGGAACCTACCGTTGTTTGCCAAGTACATATTGTCTAATAGATTTCTTGTTAGGGTACTGCGAACAAGTTGTATATCTTCTACCGTCTCTGCTACAGATAGCCCATAGAACTTATGAGGGATCGGTATTGGGCATATAGAGCTAAAGGGTATAGTATCTACAGGCTCCATCTCTAGCATTTCGTTGCCAGAGTGTATTACTTTGTAGAGTACCCCTACACCTGTGTCCTCTAAGTCTAGTTTAGTGTAGGATTCAAATACTTCTACAGTGTCCTCTGAGCGTACCACAGATCGTGTATCTATTTGATTTGTGCTATCGTATGCGTGTCTGGCCATATATTCTTGGCTAGTTGTAAGTCCGTCTACACTTGATCCAGAGCTTGCTAAACCTTCTACTAACTCTTCGTCAAAGCCCATTTCAATAAGCTCAGTTCTAGTTTTATGAGATCGGTGACAAACAAATCTAAAATCTTCTAAGCTCTTAGCACCACGGTTTATGAGAAACTCTTCCGGTGGTATATTATCTATTGTGACCTTACCGGACATTTTAGTTCTGCTAAATGTCACATCGTGTTTAATGTCTTCTACTTGGACTAGCTCACCTGTCTGTGGGTCAGGTACTTCTATGACGGTAACATCTTCTGTGTGCTCTAGGATCTCTAACTCTTTGTCCTCTGAGATAAGGCTAAATTCTTGTTCTGTTAACTTCTCATAGGACTCCGTGGTGGTCTTTGTTATGTCTTCCCAGTAGTGTTTTACTATGCCAACCTTCTGTAGGAGAGCGTCAAAGAAGAAGTTGTACAGTATGTCAAATCCATTGTTCTGCTTGTAGAACACATGGTTCACGTAGTTCGTAGCCTGTTCTGCTATCTGGACATCTTCTGGTCCTTCTGGAGTGAAGCGTACTACGTCTTTACCACTTGTAAAGATACGCATTAAGCTAGGCATCATCCACATGATAGTGTCTTGTACATCTGTGACAACTACTTGAGAGCGTCCATCCTCTTCGTTACCAAATGGTTCCCCATAGAAATACTCCATAGAGCGTTCTCGTTGTGTACTAATCTCAGAATCAATAAAAGAAGAACTGTCTTCTACTTCACCACTAAGAATAGATACTATTTCATCGTCGGATAATTTATCCATAGATTAATACTTTGGCTTCGGTGGTTTTCTTTTCTTCATTATACAATACCTCTATGATTATACTCTATTTTAGCATCAAAGTTGTACTTCTTGTACGTTGTACTTCCTGTGGCTTTCTCACCAAATCGTTCTACAGAGAGTGCGGCGTACCTCATAGCACTTAGGAGGTCATCTTTAATTGCAACCACTTTCCCATTTTTTCTATGATACAACCGAAGCTCTTCAAGAGTTTCTTGACAAGACTTAAAGATTTGGAGCCTACCTGTTTCAAAACGCTGTAGCATCTCGCTAAGACCTGCTTCAACTGAGTTGTTACCATTTAGTTTACCTTCTGCTGGTGGATTAGAGAAATGATCTGCAAGCATGTATATACCTAAATCTCTGTATTGTTGTGCAAGTTGTATCCCTGATCCTTTGTCGTGCTGTAGACCATCGTGGGGAAAACATACTGGTATCCCCCTTGTTCTTGCGTTTATAACAGCGGCGTGAGTAATAGGCGTTTCCTTGCTTCGTCTGTACTCATCGTATACGTACATTATATCGTTGTCTGGATCTAAAGCCACCCAGCTAACAGCGGTAGGGTGATCATACCCAAAGTCAATTGCCGCTAAGATCAAGTAATGCTTCGGTATGTCGAAGTCATCACAAGTAATATCTTCTTCTGATACAGGAAAGATCAAGCCAGAACCAAATACTGGTATCCCTCTTGATCTCATATCCCTTTCAGCAGGGCTGTAGACAGCTAGTAACTGTTCCTTGGTGTCAGCGTCGAGATGATCAACATCGTCCCACGTGGCTGTTATCAAGGCTTGTCCCGGTTTCAGTTCGTTTAAGAAACCACTTACAACCTGTGTCATACCCTTCTCTGGGGTAAACGTCATATAGACAATACCCCTTGTGTCAGCCGTTCTGGTTATACACTGACTAAAGATTTCCTGTTTAGGTTCCTCGTCAAGCCAGACAACATCTACAGCTTCTCCCATGAACTTCTCAAATCCCTGCTCATAGGCTTTAAAACTTATACTAGAGTTACCCCCTGTTACGTGCTTAACCAAGGCAGAGCTAAAAGCATTAGGTACTCCCGGTTTACGAACAGTTGATACAATTAGATCCTTTGGTATAGCCCCTTGTCCCAGCTTGGAAGGATCTTGTGGGTTACCAAATAGTTCTCTTTGTATAATATCCCTAGTCGTATCGTTACTCTCACCTGCCGCCCAAACTCTGACAGGGTGATCAAATTTGTGTCCCGTCCACCATTCAGGATAGATGCCTGACATATGGTAGCTAGTCTCAGCGGCTCCACAGAATGTCTTACCTACTCTGTTGGCCGCCATGAGTATTCTCTGTGGACATTCAGCACCGCCAGTGTGAAACTTCTTCTGGTAGTCGTATGGCTTGTACTGATTAATCCTGTTCTCTTCTATGCGCCTCTGTTTCTCTTTGAGAAGCTTTAGGACATCCACTTTGTCCATTATTTACCTTTGTGCAATTGTACAACATTGTCTTTAAGTATCTTGTTGATCTGCTTGTCTATCTCTTCATCAGAGAGTTCTGCTACTTCCGTGATAGTAGTTTCCTGCTTTTGAACAGCATCGTACCCTGCACGGCTAAGTATATCCCTAGCCGCATTAAGGCGTACTGTATCTGAATCTGATTGGAGAAGGCTCTCTAGAACCCCTAGAGCAGAGGTGGCTGTTTCGCTGACACGCTCTTTGATTCTGTTTTCGATGTGTTTCCAGAGGTATCGTTGTGTGCGATTAGCTCTATGTTTGAAAACACCTTTGTTCTTACCACTGTACCCTGCTTCTTCATAGGCGGTTACAGAGTCTATTTTATCATCAACTAGAAGTTGTATGAACTTCTGTTCACGCTTTGTAAGCTTCTTATCTAGTTCTTTAGGTTTCATATAGTCTTCAAAGCGCATGGAGTCCCCCTGATACTATCAGTATAGCACAATGTGTTAACAAAGTCAACTCCCAATTTTACCCCCAAAAAATGAAGGCAGAGAACTATTATAATAATACACACTCAGGGGGGGTTTCTGTTCTCTCTTTGTTCCTCAATTGCTGCCAGGTGTGACAATATTGTAACAGTGTTGCACAAATGCGTGATATATGTGCAATAGTGTTACAATATTGGTACAATGTTGTGTGACAATTGTGCAACACATTGTTGCTATGTGATTGATTTGCAACAGTGTTATTATATTGGTACAGTGTGTTACAATATTGGTACAGTGTGCGAGTGTGCTTGGTGTACATCTATTGACTGTTAAACTATTGGATTGCTTAAATAATAGGCAATAAACTATAGGCTATTTTAAGACGTTTTAAAGCTATGTAATTTAAATAGTGTACTGGTACACCTGATAAGCTTAAACACGCTGTAACACGCTTACAATGGCTTGTAGGGCTATTTCTCGCTAGGTTGTAAGTAATGCTTTTTATATAGCAGTATGAGTGAAAGACATAAACACGCTGTAACGTGCTTAAAATGGCATATAGGCATAAAAAAACCCGGTGATTAAACCGGGCTTAGTTTTGAGAATGTTGAGGATTTTATTCAGAAAACAAGCTATCGTGATACTTAACCAGGTAACCTCCCATTCCCATCATGGCAGAAAACAACGGCTTATCATCGATTGTCCAAGGTTTACTATTTGGACCTTCGGACGTGATCTTATAAGTACCATCAAACTTTTGGATGAAATACCCAGCTTTTCTTAAAGCTTTAATGGTTTGTTGAGTTTCCTTTTTAGTCCACATTTTAGTAGTCATAATTTTAATTCTCCAAATTAAGCCAGTATTGGCTAGTATATTAGTAGCCTATTTTTTAAAGTAAATCAACAAAAAAATACCCAGTGTAAAATTAATCACACTGGGCCAAGTTTGGAGAATAAAATCTAATGCTTTTTATAGGATACGTTTTTAATGCCTTTATTCCAGCAAGCCCGACAATCACCGCAATTGTTTTTACGGGTATAAGCTTTGCACTCTTGGCCAATTGGCTCGTGGTCTTTTGTATGGACTGTACTTGTGCACAAATTTGGCAACAATGCACCATATGATCTAGTCGTAGCCTTACCGTTTATTTTGGAACCTGATATACGAACGCATAAGTTTTCAGGTATTGCGTAGGCATTTACATAGTTACGTTCTTGGGTAGGTAACCAATGTGCAATATTTGGTGTTCTTTCACAAACCAGACAAATTGCCTTGAACATTTGTTCACTTTGTAAATCTCCAGCGTCGAACCATCGATGATACCTAACCTTAGTCTTTTCAGCTTGTCGCTCAATTTGAAACACCATTGCAGATACCCAAGTGAATAATTTGTCTTCTACTACTGCCTTATTATATTTTGCAAGGTTTAACTTGTACCCCATATCTACACTTGGACGAAGCTTTTGTAACTTCCTAGCGTAGCAACTATTACAGCTTGTACCTTTTATTTTAGCAAGCTTGGAACCCGTTTGACACGCGAATGCATCAATTGAGAATGTCGTACCTGGCATTTTTGTGTTACCGTTTGAGATTTTACCTAACTCTTGTGCTTCTTTTACTAACATTTTTATTCCCCTATTGATTTAAGATAAAACAATATTGCACAAATAAAAAACCGTGTCAACTAAAAAGACGGGGTAAAATTAATCACCCCGCCTAACCAGTTAACCTGCGAAATTGTACAAATTGCGACCATTTGCTTTTTCTATATATAGCGAACGTTTACCAAAATGTAAACCTGTCATGGTTGAGCCACTGGTAATATCATATCTAGTTTTACCCCCACGCCTACGATATAAACCTTTGACCACACCGAAAAGACAAAAACGCTTTCCGCTCGTGCCATCATTAAGACTTTTTGTTTTTAACATACTATAACTCCTTTGATTTAAGATTTGTACACTTAACCACACTTAGTTTCAATAGTCAAGTGTAAAATAAAACTTGACTACACTTAGCACACTTGCTACACTTCGTAGACATTAACAGAAAAGGGATATTATGAGAAAAAAAGACATAAAAGATTTAATTTATTTAGGTATATTTTTTGCCATGGTAATTATAGGGGCTACTTTGATGGGTGCTATCAATGGATAAATTTGACGAAGAGGCTTTCATACAATGGAAAAACTACCAAGAAAGTCGCACTAATTTTTTACCCGATTGGTACAAAAATGCAAGTGACCAACAGCGTAGACAATATTTTTTAAAAGACTACAAAGGGTAACACAATGGAACAATTAGAACCAAACACATTAATCTTACTAGAGATTTTGTCAGACAATGAAGAGCTGAGTGATTGCTTAGAAGGTTTGGTGGATCTTGCACTTGTAAACGATAGACACCAATTGCACTTTATAAAAGAGGCGATTGTGGACTATTCCTTAAAGTTTTACCCTAATTTACCAGAATATATAAATTAGTACTTGACAGTCCTACAAAATAGTGTACCCTATACACTTAGTACTATATGTACTAAGTGTACACTTCAATAGAGTATTCTACACTTAGTACTAAGTGTACTAAGTGTATCAATGTTGTACAATGGAGGTAATATGTTTGTCATTTTCTTTTTAGCCGTTCTCGTAGGATCAACACAATCCGACTACTTAAACACCATCAAGCAAGAGCAAGACCAAGGTGCCACCTGGCACTACACTGGAGGTCAACCAGCGGACCCCAGTGCTCAACAGTTGTTTAATGCTGAGACTATATACTGGAAGTTACAATATGAAAAGTAAAGTACCACCGTTGGACAAACGGATCTTGACATACGAGCGTAAACCACCTATACCTCCAACAATAGACATTAGGGTATAATCATGAGATGTATTATTTGTGATCATAGGCTAGAGCTATCAAGAAAGATAGACTTGTGCCCGGAGTGTAGCGATTCCATAGCCAAGGTGTACGATGACGAACCACCAAAAGACTTTGACGATTACTCTTACATTATTAAGGAGAACAACAAGAATGATTAGTATTATTGGGTTTTTATTAGTGCTATTGTCTAACCTAGAGAAGAAATTACCATGAGTTTAAACAGAGAAGAGGTTCTAGAAAGTGCTCTAGATTGTATTACCAACGATAGAGCAAATACCTACGGTAAACCAGAAGACAACTTTGGCAACATTGCCCGTCTATGGTCTGCCTATCTAAGCAGTGATGTCAGCAAGTTAGATGTTGCCATGCTCATGGTGCTGGTAAAAGTAGCCAGAACTAAAAGTAGTCCAGAACATTCTGATAATTATGTTGACATGGCAGGTTATTCTGCGTTAGCATCTGAACTAGGAAAGGAGTAACTAACATGATTTATAATGAAATTAATCTAGGTTTTGCTAAATTAGTAGTTTACACGGACAATAAAGGAGTTGTTAAGGCTAATATGGCAAACTCTGACTGTGATTATGCATTTAAAGTTCCAAAGCAGGAAATTTATACAAGAAAAGCAAAGGAGAACACTAAGTAATGTCGAACTGCTGGCACTGCAATGCTGAGTTGATTTGGGGTGGTGACCATAATATAGATCGTGAAGATGACACCTATAGCATGGTCACTAACTTGACTTGTCCTAAATGTGAGTGTATAGTATATGTTTATAAGCCAAAGGATAAAGAAAATGAGTAATAGATGGATGTGGATTTATGGAGATGAATGTGACGAATTGTGGAAACATTTTGATATGGAAGATAGAAATTCTGATGATAGAATTAAAGTAAAACTTATCGACTTTGAAGAGAAAGAGGAGTAGACATGCACGTTAATTTATTCGATTACGCTCCTAGAATAGGTTCCGGGTGGCGACAAGTAGAAGTTGTCACCGAAGGCTGGAAGTGGGTTACGATAAAGTACAACCCCAAGGTGTGGAAAGGTACAGACGTTCGTGCTCATCCTGACGATGTCTACTCTGATGTAGAGTACATCTTTGGGAGACCTATTAAATCTAAGATTAGGAAATCAATTTGGGAAACTTTACCTAAAAGTGAAACTCTCTTAGGTGTAGTGCAGGGACGTTATGCCACGTGATCCTAGCTGGAAATGGCTTAGAGCACTAGGTCATAAAATAATCCTTGCTAAGAAGGGTAAGAAGGTGTATACCCGTAAGATCAAACATAAGGTGAGTAATGAACAAAAAATCACGTATTAAAAATAGGCGTAGAAGTAATGCACCTAAAGTACCACAAGTGAAACCCGACTGGCCTACTGGTATTTATTGCGGTGGTGTTGTCGGTACTATTACTGAGCAAAATTCTGTTAAAAAGGAGAAGAAATGGAAGATTTAAAGATTGAAATGGTTTCTGAATATTGCCTTGGGAAGGGTAAAAAGCACTCTGATAAGGTAGGTTCTATATCTATAGATCACTTTGTAAGTGCAGAGGCTCTTGAAGAGTTGCTAGATGTTATTAAGTATAAAATGTTTGAGCACGATCCTGTTAAGTTAAACATCACTTTTAACACGAGTAACGGCTAATGGAGATACAGGAGTCTCAGATAGTAAGTGCTCACCAATTTTGCCCAGAGTGTGAATCCAGTGACGCTATGTCTATCTACACTGATCACACTTATTGTTTTAGCTGTCTAACTTGGAGAAGTACATTGGAAACAGCAGATGTAATACCCATGAATGTGCATAAAAGCCTTGAGGATCTTACCATAAGGACCACCGCAAAGTGGGAAGACCGTAAAATCTCTAAGGCAGTAACTAGTTTCTATGATGTTATTGTCTCAAATGGTAATGTGGAGTTTCCATATTATGACGGTACTGCTAAGATTGCTAGTAAGTTTAGAAATTTTGGTAAAGAATTTAAGACCACCGGAGAATTTAGTCAAGCAGGTATGTTCGGAGCGCATACCTTGTTAAAAGCTAAGAATTTTGAAGTAGGTAACACAGTTATTATCACCGAAGGAGAGTCTGACGCTCTTGCCGCCTTCCAAATAGCTAATAAAATCAACCCAACATCTGAGTCACTGACTCTCAACAAGACATTAGTCCCTGTTTTTAGCATTAAATCCGGTGTTGCAAGTGCAGAACGAGATATTAAAGCTAATTTAGAGATGTTAGAGAAGTTTGAGCGTATATTTGTATGCTTTGACAGTGATGAACATGGTCAGAAAGCCTCTAGGAAGGTCGCTAAGCTGTTTACACCCTCTAAGGCTAGGATAGTGACCCTAGAGCTAAAGGACGCTTGTGAGTACACTACAAAGGGCTGGGGAGACCAGTTCATGGCGCACCTTAAAGATGCTCCTATTTATACACCTAGTGGTATTGAGAACGCTTCTAACAACTTTGACCGCCTGTGGTCAGAGCAAAACTTAATCAGCATTGACTTTCCGTGGAAAGAATTAAACCAGAAGACCTTGGGCATCAGACAGCGTGAGATTGTCACTTGGGCGGCGGGAACTGGTGTTGGTAAATCCAGTTTTATGCGCGAACTACAGCACTTTTACATCAAGAACAATGATTTTAACATTGGGATAATTGCCCTGGAGGAGTCAGTTGACCGCACAAGGCGTGGAATATTAGCTATCGAAGCTAACGATAAATTACATTTGAACGAAGTGTTCGGTAAGTACTCAAAAGAGGACATAAAAGGCTTCTTTGACCCCACTTTAGGTACAGGTAAGGTATATTTGTACGATCATTTTGGCTCAATGGACTGCGAAGACTTGATAAATCGCGTTAGGTACATGGTTGTTGGCCTAGATTGCAAGGTAATATTTATAGATCACCTAAGTATTCTTGTCAGTGGTCTTGACATCCTAGATGAACGTAAAGCTATTGATAAAACAATGACCTTATTAAGACAGTTGACACAGGAAACTGAATGTGCTATACATCTTGTTGCTCACTTGAGCAGACGAAGTAACTCTGATAAATCTCACGAGGACGGTGGAGAGATCAACCTAGCTCACCTCAGAGGTTCACACGGTATCAGTCAAGTTAGTGACACTGTGATAGCCTTGGAGCGAGATACACAGTCAGATGACCAAGAAGAGGCTAACACAACTACCCTGAGAGTGTTAAAGTGTCGCTACACAGGGGATTTAGGTATAGCTGGTAGGTTAACGTACAATAAAACTAACGGTAGATTACAAACTACAAAAGATGAATTTTAATGTCGCATGTTGTTATAGATATAGAAACAGATGGGTTTGATGCAAGTGTTATACACTGTGTAGCTTGCATAGATCATCAGAACCGTGAGAGAGTATTCATAGAACCTAGCGGTCTAAGTGAGTATCTCTCTGGGTTTGATCTGGTTGTAGCTCACAATGGTATACAATTTGACTACCCTATGCTTAAAAAACTGTGGAATATATCTATACCAGCCTCTAAACAGTACGACACTTTAATTGCATCTAGGTTAATACAGCCTGATATGGAGAAAGGCCATAGTTTGGAGACTTGGGGGCTACGTTTAGGCTTCCCAAAGTCCCCTAAACCTGATGATTGGGCTATATTTACCGACGAAATGCTTGCATACTGTAAAGTAGATGTTATTGTCTGTAGCTTAGTGTACCAAAAGGTACAAGAAGAGCTACAAAACTTCTCAAAAGAGTCCCTTTATAGCGAATTTAAGCTACAAAGGATGATAAACACCGTAAAAAACAACGGTTTCTACTTTAAAGAAGACGATGCTATAAACTTACTTTCTGAGATAGAGCAGAAGCAGGATGTTATTAAAGCAGAAATAAACAAAGTGTTTAACTCTAGATTTATAATAATGAAGACAAAGATCAAGGAGTTACCATTTAATATTAACAGTAGGGATCAAATAGCTTCCCAATTGATACACCTTGGCTGGGAGCCTAAAGAGTTTACCCCTTCCGGTAAGGCAAAGGTAAACGAGGATGTCCTAGATGGTGTAAATATACCACAGGCTAAATTAATATCAAGTAATTTTATGCTACATAAACGTGCGGCTATGCTTAAATCTTGGATCAAGGCTACTAATGGAGATTCTAGGGTACGTTGTCAGTACCACTCTCTAGGTGCAGTGACCAACCGTATGTCTTGCTCTGGTCCTAATTTACAGCAAGTACCGTCTGTTAGAAAACCATACGGAGAAGAATGTAGAAAGCTTTGGTCTTGTCAGTCTGGAAATATGCTCGTAGGGTCAGATGCTCAAGGCTTAGAGCTTCGCGTGTTAGCCCACTATATAAATGACCCTGAGTACACCAAGGAGGTCTTAGAAGGGGACATACACACCACTAATCAATTAGCGGCAGGTCTTAGTACCAGAGATGAAGCAAAGACGTTTATATACGCTCTGTGCTATGGTGCTGGGGATGCTAAATTAGGTACGGTAGTTGGTGGTAACGCCAAAGACGGTGCTCAACTGAGAGCAAGTTTCTTTGCTAAAATACCAGCATTTAAGAAATTTGCAACAAAAGTAATAAGCAAAGGAGAAAAGTATGGTAAGTTAACAGCAATTGATGGTAGGATCTTAAAGGTCCGTAGTTCTCACGCAAGCTTAAACACCTTGATACAAGGAAGCTCTGCTGTACTTATGAAAAACTGGTTTATGAACACCGCTTTAGACTTAAAAAGGAGGTCTGTAAATGCTGGAGTTGTTGCTATGGTACATGATGAAATTATTTTAGAATGTAGTGATAATTTAGTTGACACTGTTGCAGAATCTGTTAAACTAGGTATAAGGCTAGTAAATCAACAGTTCAATATACGATGTAGTTTAGACTGTGATGTTAATTTTGGAACTAATTGGAAGGAAATACATTAATGACGTTTCATTATATTGAAGGCAAGTTAGAGTACGCTATGATTTTTGACAAGAAAGATATGTTTGATCGCTGGAGTACTGTGCTCTTGCTTGAAGGTGATCAAATAATTAATGCTAAGAAGCTTAACCTCAAGATAAATCAAAAAGAGGATAAGTTTGATAATATTCCTTATGTCTCACTCAAGACAACAATGCCTCCCAAGGTGTACGATGAGGAGAACAACCAGTACAAGGGGCCGACTATGCTAACGTCAGGAAGCGAAGGTGTTGTGAAGCTCACGCAGAAAGCGTATGATAATAAGTTTGGTAAGGGCATCACCACCTATATAGACAGCGTTAAGATTACTAAAGCTGTGCCTTGGTCACCCCCAGATGCTGACGACTTTGCTCAAGGGGAGGGAGACAGCGAGTTCTAGTTGACTACGGTCACTGGGATGTTAATCTGGTAGGCGAGTTCTCCCCCGAAGATCACTTTGGATTCGTCTACCGGATAACTAACTTAAAGAATGACCGTTCTTACATTGGCTGTAAACACCTTATGAAGTATCAGAAAGGTAAGCCAATTAAGGCTAGTGAATGGAGAACTTACTGTAGCAGTAGTAAGTATCTCAAACCGGAAATAGACGAACTAGGAAAGGAAAATTTTTCATTTACAATAATTTTACTCTGTGATAACAAACGCAACTTGTACTACAATGAAATGAAAATACAAGTAGAATTAGGTGTGTTAGAAACAGATAAGTATTACAATGCAAACGTAGGTGGAAAGAGATTCTTTAGACCTGTTAAGAGTTATACTGATCCTAACTTTATAAGAAAAATAAGTGGTGCAAATCATTACAGATGTAAAGGTGATTTTATTGTCACTTATAAAGGCGGTATTACTAACTTAATTAAGAACAAAAGTCTTAGGCAATTTGCTAAAGAGAACGGATACAATCAATCTCATCTTAGCAAGGTAGTTAATAAGAACAAAACCCATAAAGATATTATTAAACTGGAGTTTTTAGATGGCTAAAAAAAAGATAGATACTTTGGTAGAGGACATTTACTCTCTGCTGGACAAAGGAACTACTTCCCCTAACCAAGAATACTTATTTGCAATGGCTTCTAATATTGTAGACTCTATGAAGAAGCAATTGTGGGTGGGTACTAAGTCCTCTGGTAAAGGTAAGTTACGTATGTCTAACATAGGTAAGCCTTGCACACGATCACTTTGGTACGATATAAACGGTGATGATAACAAAGAGAAGCTCACCTCTGAGACAAAGTTAAAGTTTATTGTAGGTGATATAGTTGAAGCTGTTATCTTGTACCTTGTTAAAGAGTCCGGTCATGTGGTAACAGACCAACAGAAAGAAATAGAGATAGACGGTATTAAAGGCCACTTAGATGCTGTCATAGATGGTGAATTAGTAGATGTTAAATCCTCTAGCTCATACGGTATGCGTAAATTTAAAGAAGGTACTCTTCCACAAGATGACCCCTTTGGCTATTGTAGTCAGATAAGTGGTTACGCTAATGCCTTGGGTAAAAAGTCTGGTACGTTCTTGGCTTTTGATAAAAGCGCAGGTGATTTAGCTGTCTACACTTACAAGGATTTAGAGGACAGTAACAAAAGAATAAAGAAAGTTATAGCCGACACTTCCTGTAAGAAGCCTCCTAAGAGAGCTTTTGAGACAGTTACAGAGCGTAAGACAAACAAACAGAAGTTAGGTGTTAACTGCTCATACTGCTCTCACAAGAACACCTGTTGGGAAGATGTAGGTCTTGATTTACAATTTAAAAGCGGTAGACCAGTATTCTATGTACCCACTGGAGAAGAAAACAATGTGCATGGATTCTAAATATATATCTAAGGAAATTCTACGGGATATATCTGATACTTATAGTTCAGATGAAATACTTGACAACATAGGTATGCTCCCGTATGATCTTGCTTTGCTCTTAGCAGAAGAGATCAAAGAAAACATAAGTAAATTTGACCATAGACCATTGGATGCTTATACAAATGACATATGATAATACTCAATACGGGATGAAGACTTCCCTAGCCCAAGAGATAGATATAGGTAAATATCGTCAAACTGGGGAAGACTTCTACGGAAAGATAGTTAGAATAGCAGGTGCTCTTAAAGATACACCTGATCACTTTGAAGCTTTTAAAGATACCCTGCGACACATGAGATTCTTACCAGCAGGGAGAGTGCAGAACGCAATGGGAGCGGCTCGACAAACTACCGCTTTTAATTGCTTTGTCTCCGGTAAGATTGAAGATAGTATGGATTCTATTATGGGTAGAGCTACAGAAGCGGCAGAGACTATGCGCCGTGGAGGTGGTATAGGATATGATTTTAGTAATCTTAGACCTAGAGGTGATAGAATAAAGTCGTTAGACTCTAAAGCTTCTGGCGCAGTTAGTTTTATGCAGATATACGATGCAGTGTGCCAGACAATAGCCTCTAGTGGCCATAGGAGAGGCGCACAGATGGGTGTACTTAGAGTAGACCACCCAGACATAGAACAGTTTATCACCGCTAAGAACAACGGTACTGCCCTAACTGGTTTTAATATTTCAGTAGGTATTACAGATGAGTTTATGAAGTGCTTAGAAAAGAAAGAACCCTTCCCTTTAAAATTTGACGGTACTGTGCATGAAGAGGTAGACCCCGTAGCTTTGTGGGATATGATTATGCGCTCCACTTGGGATTGGGCAGAGCCGGGGGTACTGTTCTTAGACACTATTAACAGGATGAATAACCTGTACTATTGTGAAACTATTGAAGCTACTAACCCTTGTGGTGAGCAACCTCTACCAGCTTACGGTGCTTGTTTGTTGGGAAGTTTTAACCTTCCTAAGTATGTTCATAATAAATCATTTGACTTCGGTTTGTTCACAGGGGATATATCTAATGTTGTCAGGGCTATGGACAATGTGGTAGACAGAACCATATACCCTTTACCAGAGCAGAAGCAGGAAGCTCTTAATAAACGTAGGATGGGACTAGGTATCACTGGCTTAGCTAATGCCGCTGAGATGTGCGACATGCCGTATGCGTCTAAGAAGTTTATGAAGTTTGCTACTGAAGTTTTAACAACTTTGAGAGACTACACCTATGCGGCTAGCTCCACATTAGCTCAAGAGAAAGGATCTTTCCCACTGTACGACAGTCACAAGTATACCAGTGGGGAGTTCTTTAAGACTTTGTCACCGTGGGTACAAGATCAGATCAAAGAGCATGGTATACGTAACTCCCACCTGACCTCTATTGCTCCTACTGGTACTATTAGCTTGACTGCTGACAACGTAAGCTCTGGGATAGAACCTCCATTTAGCCTGTTCTACGACAGGACTATCCAAGAGTTTGATGGACATCAGATACAACGAGTAGAAGACTACGCTTATAGCCAAGGTGTGAGCGGTAGGACAGCTAATGAGATAAGTGCAGAAGAGCACCTATCGGTTTTAGCACTGGTCTCTAAGTACATAGACAGTTCTGTTAGCAAGACTTGCAATGTGGGCAACGATGTGGACTACGATCAATTTAAAGAGCTATACTACAACGCTTGGAAACAAGGGTGCAAAGGTATAACTACTTTTAGAGCAGAAGGTAAACGGTACGGTATCTTGAATGAAGTCAAAGAAGAAGTGCAAGCAGAAGCTTGTTTTATAGACCCTATGACAGGACAGAAGACCTGTGAGTGAGAAGCCTAAAGACCTGACATGGAAAGTAAAGTGGGTATCAACAGTAACACTTATCCTGGCAATGATACTCACTAGTCAGAATATATATCCGTATAATCTGGCTTTCCATATCTTGGGTATTCTTGGGTGGACCTATGTTTCTATTGTCTGGAACGACAGAGCTTTAATTGTAATCAATAGTGTAGGTCTAGCTATTTTTTCTAATGGTATTGTAAGTTACTTTGTTAAGATTAACGTATTGGGATAATTATTTTACCGCACCTTCTGCACGTGCCTCTTTTACCTTCTAGTTCATGCCAAAGAATTGCACACATTACTTTTTTAAAAAATTGAATCATCTTAACTCCTATACTTGAAAGCTTTCGCCACATCCACACATAGATTTGACATTAGGATTGTCTATCATTAGCCGCTGTCCGAATATATCCTTTTTGTAATCTATTGTCATACCTTCTAGGTACAGTAGAGAGACAGTGTCTATGAGAAGTTTACCGGAATCAAGATCAATTATATGATCTCCTGCCTCCTCTGAGCTAGTCAACTGCCAATCATAAGAGAACCCAGAGCAACCTCCACTGCTAACTGCTAAGCGTATGTCAGTGGTAGTGTTTTCGTTTATGATTGAGGATAAGTGTATGTCTGCGTTATCAGTTAGGTTAATCATTTACCTAGCGGGGTTTCTTGTGAGTTAGCATTTTAGACTTTTTTGTATGTTTAGCTCCAGTATGTAATGAGCCATTAGACATTTTATGTGTTTTGCCTTTGTATACTTTACCATTTTTTGTATAGTGGGGTACATTTTTCATTTAAAATTACTTTCCCTGTTAAATATTAAGGTACACTACCATTTGACTTTGTTAGCCCAATAAGCCGCTGACATTTTTCCTTTAGATATGTTGGAAGCGTGACGAGCTTTAAAAGATTTACGCCTAGCTTTTTGTTTAGCCGTTTTAGGATTTGAACCTGCACCACTCACTCCCTGTTGACCAAAACGTATTAGTTTAATTTTGCTCCCGGCTTTGGCTAAGACTGCGTGAGATTTTTTAGAATGTTTTGGAGTTCTCTTAGGTTTATTGTACCCTGAGAAAGTTGTACCTCTATACTCTATACTCACATACCTAATCCTGAATTATCGTAGGACATACCGGGATCATCGTAGTTCCCCCAACCACCCGTGGCATCACCAGCGGCTACAGCGTCTGCTGTATAATCACCTCCAAAGTAGTGATCTAACCCAGCTAGGTTACGTGCTCCAGCAGAGGTAGTCTCGAAACCTTTATAACTCGCTACTTGATCAGGTTGAGTAGAAGCAAGAGCATCAAAGAAATTATAATTATTTAGAGAACCAGTTTGGTAGAAACTTGAACCCCCCGGCTCGTAGGAGCCATCGTAAAATATACCTTTAGTATCTCCTGATAAAGTACCTCCTTTAGACAAGGATATATTACCAGTGACTTCATCAGTGTCTTGGTGATAGCCCAGAGAGTTAAAAATACCTCCTAATAAACCTACTAGTCCAGCCGCTGGACCACCTAGCGCACTGGCTACCCCCATAGCACCACTTGTAACAGCCGCTCCTGCTCGTTGACCATCTGTTAGCGATTCGTCTTCAGCAACTTTAAGTGCCGCATTTGCAGGAGAACCTATAACAAATCCCCTTGCGTTATCGGCAAAATTTCCACCCATAAGTCCTCCTATTTCTGGGTTAGCTACTCTATCAGGATAAGACACATTATTATTAAAATTATAAGGCTCCACCGGATCCGCTAGTGGTACAGAAGTTACCAACCCTTCTCCATATCGAATCCCCGGAGGGAGACTATGCGGGCCTACTTCTTGAACAAATGGATTATCTACTGGTCCTTGACTTCCGTATCCCCAAGCTTCACCTACCTCCCTGTCTGATTGAATTGTATAGGCTCCGGGTGTACCTGTATTATTAAAAGCGTCCACCATACCTTGTTCAGGGTCTACATTAGCAGTTGAAGGTAAAGACACACTAACCTCTGCTTTTCCACTAGGGGCTACAGATTGCACCGGATCTCCAACTATACCATTCCAAAAATTAGATACATCATCAAAGGCGTTTTGTACGTAGGGTCTTACACTAACTTCTCTATTATAATTTCTTACTGTAGGTACAGCATTATTGTACTCTGGTGGTACAGATATATCTTCATCGTAATTATAAGAATCTAAGGGCACACTAAGAGCAGTTCTAGGGCTTGGGCTATAAGGTTGCCCTGCGAGCAGAGTGTTTGTAGCATCTCCTATAATATTTCCAGCGCGATCATAAGCCATTCCAGCAAGTTCTGGTACTACCCTGCCAAAAATATCAGGTAAAACTTGTCCTGCGACTTGCCCCATTTCTTTAAAAGCGCCTCCAAGCCACTCTGTACCAAAATCAAGTGTTGGTTCATAAGATAGAGGCGTACCGTTCATTGAGTATATCCGCCTACCTAACTCGTCTGTGGCGTTTAAGTCTACCTGTGATCTTCTTATTTGTACCATTATGCTTTCTCCAATTTTTCTCTAACTGATAAATACTTAGTACGCCAATCTTCTAGAAAGTTTCCTATTGTTGGGTTTTTTCTTTGCAAAGTTCTCTTTGTCATGTTACTCATCAAAGCTTTCTTACGATTTTTGTTCTTCATATTTTTAATTGGCCTATCTTTAAATTGAGATATTTCAGTTATTCCTGAAACTCCTTGTTGATGTGCTAAATATAAAAGTATGGGATCTATATCTGTACGCCCTAGCTTTGCAAGAGACCTCCCCATTTTATTTGTACTCATGTCTAGTAAAGTATTTTGAGTGTCTACATCAAATAAATTAATTTTTTTACCCAAGAGGTCTTCGGCAGTCGAAGGTAAAAACTGATACAGACCAGTTGCTCCACTACCTTTATTTCTAGCTCTTGGGTTGTTAGTAGATTCTAGCATAGCCCATGTTCTTCTATCTGCTAAAGGTAACTTGTAGTTCATCTCTGTAGACTGTTCAGGTAGTAACCCTTGAGTGTCTTGCTCCTGTATATTTGTAACAGGAGGATTCTGTATTTGCTCCTGTATATTTGTAACAGGAGGATTCTGTATTTGCTCCGGTGGTGGATTTGGCATAAGACCACCCATTGAAGCAGGACTTAAAAATCCCGGTATTGGCTTACCTTGGTCTTTAAACTTAGACAATAACCCTTGTAGTAAATTAGGATTTTCCATTATCCTCTCCCCATGTTTATGCTTCCCATAAGGTTTGCAAAGCTATTAGGTATACTGTTGGCAGTAATGCTTGGAGATAAAGCAGGATTTCCTACTGCACTCTGTGTATTCTGAGCAATCTGAGCACCTTGTTGAACGGGGTTAATCCTAGCAGGTTGTTGCGGAGACACCGCTTGAGTACCCTGTAGTTGATTCATCAGGGCTTGCTGTTGAACCATGTTCTGACCTAGTTGTTGCTCTGCTGTAGCTTGGTCTGGTACGTTCTGAGATACAACTTGAGCAGGATTACTTGGACCTACAGGGGGAACACTAGGTAAATCGGTTAAATCACTATTACTATAATGCACTTCTTGAATAGAAGATCCAACGGTAGCCGCCAGTATACCGTACCTACCGTTTAGAACCATCTCTGAAAAGCGTAGCCCTTTTCCTACAATATCCCCGGTCATAGCCATACCTTTTTTAAGTGCATCTTCAGCTACGTCTTCACCTGTTCTTCCAGCGGCTAACTTAGCTTGCATACTTTTCCACGCTGGACTTCCCGGTGCAAGTTTATTCATAGAGTACATAAAAGACAATGGTTTAGCTATAGCATTAGGGTCTAATCTTAAAAATCCCCGTAACAGTGCAAATGGTTGAGCGGCAGATGAAAGTTCTCCTACTCCCCTAATGTTAGTAGTTCCCCGTAGTGTTAAAGCCAAGTCCCTCATACCGTCCCAATAAGAACCATATAGCTCTTTAAGAAGAGGTTCGTTTACAAATTTATTCTGACTGTTCCTACCTCCACTTGACAAGGCTGTTACTATTCCTTCAGCCCAATCAGACATAGCACTCATTTTATCCACTGGTGTTTTCAGAGCAGACGCTTGTAATACCTTTGAAAAACTTTCTGCTGTAACCATCTCCTGTATAAAAGTCTTTGAACCAGCGGACAAAGAATCAAGATCATTTATTTGTGCTACTATGTTCTTTAACTCTTCACCACTAAGTGATTTTCTACTTGTAAGCTGAGAAACAGTTTTAGCAATATCGTCTGTAAACTTGACACCTTCTTTATAGCTTTTTATCACCTCTAATTGGCGCACACCTAAAGTAGCTTTACTAGGATTTTTACTAGCTACATTATTGAGTATACTTTTATACTCTGTCATGGTATCATTTTTAAATATTCTATTAAAAGTATCTTTGCCTTTAGCTCCTACTTGTTTAGCCAAAGTTGTCTCTACGTTTTTAATCCTAGCTAAAATTCTTGTAGCTTCTTTTGCTCCTACTTCTGTACCAGCTTCGATAGCATTTTTTAACCCTACTGATGTTTCCCTAATATAATTAGAACCTATAGAGCTAAGTATTTCATTCTTAGTCTGTAAGGTATTTTCTAATACTCCCGGCATACCTTTACCAAAAGCTTTGTCTAAATTATTAATAACAGAAACTAAGTCTTTACCATTTGTTCCATTAACTAAATTTTCAAGTATCTTTTCAGCATCATTCTCTACTCTTTGACTGATGTTTTTTTCTATTCCACCTTGTCCTTTGTACACTGATTTAAATTCAGCATACTTTTTATTTACTCTATTTAAAACATTTACAGTATCTTTACGAACACCCTTAATACCTTCTATACCTTCTCTCAATGCTTGGGAAATATTCATAGATTTAAATTGAACTTCGTCTGACCCACTTGCAAAAGATTCTCTTCTTAACCTTCTATCCATGCTTAGCAAATCACCTGCTGTAAGGTTAGGGGTGTCTTTGGGATTTCTTATATCAAACTCAACACCTGTTTCTGGATCTTTCCCTACTTTATCTTTAACTACTCTAAATACATCATCCCCCTCATCCCCTATTTTTGCAAAGGAAGATATCCTTGATTTATAAGAAGCTGGTAAATATTGAAACACATCTGCTGAAGACATGGTAATTCCATCAGCGTTTAATTTTTTTGTTATACCATTTAAAACTTGTACTAACTGTTCCTTGTTAACACTTACAATATCTAACCCTTTTAATTCAGGGGCATTAAAGTATTTACTTGAATTACTAAAAACTGCACTTGTTTTATCACGCTGATTTCGTATAACCGCATTAGCATAATTTTTAAAACCTACTATAGACGAATTAGCTTCATCTTGTAAACCTAATTTAGATGTCTGATAATCTTCAACACTTTTAGCAGTTTTTATTAAGTTGTTTCTTTCTGCTGTAGTTAGACCTTCTTTTAGTCTTTTAGACAGAGCCACTAAATCATCACCAGCTTCAGCCCCTTGGCGCATGATTGCTCTATATTTATTTAAACTTTGTATTATAGTATCAGCGTACCCACTACCACCGGATACCATAGCTGTACCCTCTAGTCTACTTAGTACGTTACTTGTAACCCCTCCTTCTGGAGACAGTATAGAGTTTATACTAATAAGCATTGCATCATCGTCACCTACTACAGCCCTAATTCTGTTCTGTGCGGCTAGTAGCTCTGATACGTTTGGACCTTGGAATGTCTTATCAGGTAACTCTGCTTTAGCTCCCTTAACCGCATTTTTAGCCATATTAGCTGTCTTACCTACAGCCGCTAAAGGTGCTCCTATTAAAGCTGTACCTAGTGTTACAAAACCAGCTTCTGTGCCAGCCTCTTTTAGTATTTTACTCAGTGATTCAGTATTGTACCCATTAAGCTCTTGTACACCTTCTATACCAAGATTAGCCGTCATATCCCCTAGACCTGCTCGTATACTTGTACCTATAAGACCTCTTCCTATAAGTGTACCTAGTACCCCTGTAACAGGACCACCCATAGGCAGGGTTGCTATAGTAGTAGCTAAGAATCTGGTAGCTTCTGGAACAATATCAGTTAAATCGTGTAGCTCTAAAAAATCACCATCAACCATTCTTGGTCTATTATCACCTTCGGCAACTGGCTGACCCATACGTTGTAGCCCTGCTGGGAGAACTGCAATTTTATTACCAACATCAGACACAAACCAGTTATTCTCTCCAACCTGCTCGTCCATTACCATCTTAACTTCATCTGGAGTACTAGCCGCACTTAACCTAATGCGTAGATCATAGCTATCTATACCAGTTTTAGTGTCGTACTCTTTGTCTATGTCGTAGTAACCACCGTACAAGGAAGCATCAGTTGGAAACTCTTTTGATATTATATTTTGTACTTGATCATCTGACAGTCCAGAAGGAACAACTAAACGTTTACCATTCTCTAAAGTGATAGTTTCTGTAGCCATTAAGAAGGATTCCTTTTTCTACCAAAACGTGGGCGTTTAGACGCATTTGCCTCTATACCCGGAATAGAAACACCCATAGTGTTTAAATAACCTTCATCTATTTTTATATTCCTAGAAGTTAACTCTTGAAATGCGGAAAACTTTTTAGAAAGTTCATCCCTATTTGTATTCCAAGCGGGAGTACCTATTGAATTAAACATAGTTTTATAGTCTGTTGCAGAAGCGTCCCTTCCAAAAGCACCTGATTTAACTAATTGATCTATAATAATATTTAGTTCTATCATCATTTCTTCTTTGTTAGATGACCGTAAAGGTATGCCAACAATAGCCGCAAAACTAGTAAAAAAGTCAGATACTTTACCCGGACCACCTGTAGTCCAAGCACTATCTCTAAGTAATGTTTGCATTGCAGTTGTTTTTTCTAAGGCTATTCTTGAACCTTGTACTCTTCTGTACATTTTAATTATAGGTTCTTTAGCCATTAAATCTCTAGGGTCTTTAGCGTTCTTGGCTCTGGCTAACTTTTCCTTAGATATTCTTTCAGCTTCATCTGCTTCTACTGCCCGTAAAGCAACTTCACCTTGAGCCGCTCCTGCTACGTCCGCACTAAAACCAGATTGAAAACTAGGCTTTGTGTACAGACTAGCTTCCATCATTCTACCCAGAACAGGGTTGTTAAATAAAGCATCTACAGTCTCTCCGAATAAACCTGCCTTTTTATTTTCTGCGGCTTTTCCTTCTCCTAGTAACATACCTGATTCTACGGGACTATACTTTGTTTGAAGTTGAGCATCAGTAAGAAGACCTCCGGGAGGACCAACAGGTTTAGATTTTTGAGGTACAGTTCTATTATACTGTTTCATAAACTCTGCTTGTTCAGCAGGTGTTCCAACGGAGTTACCCATGTTTACCAGAGGAGTATTAGTAGCTACAGCGCGAAGAGCGTTTAATGTGTTAGTTGGACGGTTTGTGTCCATTGGTTTATTAGTTGGATCACTTTCATCCCCTCTCCATAAATGATTAACAGCGCCACCTAATAGGTTCATTCCAGAATTATACATACTTTTTATAGGATTACCACGGTTGTTAAAGTATGTTCTTACATCATCAGCAAGAGGTCTAGACCATTTTGTTCCCTCTGTCATAGTCCAAGGAGTTATTTGTCTATCAGCCATTACGTTCTACCCTTTCCGCTTCCCATTACCGAAGATTTTAAGTTATACTTAACTAAAGCCATCACAGCCTCCCTTAATTCTTCTGCTGTCTTACCTTTGTAGTCTTCACTACTTACTTCCCTATAACCTTTTCTACCCCCACTTGGATTACTCGTGTCAAGCTTCTGGGTATTTTTTACAGGTTTTACTTTAGAAGAATCTTTGTAAGCTCCCATAGCTTTAGACAAATCTTTTATACTTTTTTTCTGCTCCATCTCTTTGTACATTTGATCTTTACTTGGATCATACCTGTAGACCCCCTCTAGCTCCTTAGATCCGTAGGTACTTCCTTCGAACCCGTATGGTTTATCTAGTTCAGGATTATCTGTACCACTTTCTCTTCCATAAGAAATAGACCTCTCTAGTCCTTCAAAAATAGAACCCATTAGCCAAACCCTCCTTTAAGTAGTCCACCAACTTGCATTGCAGTTTGAAAAGGACTAGTACCGGGAAACGCTTGCCCTTGTGTACCTTGTGCAGAGCTTTGGTAAGCGGTACTTGTACCAAGACCACCAAGACTACCAAGTATGTTTGCGTAGTTAATAGCTTGCTTACGTTGAGCTTCCTGCTCTTGCTGTGCTAGTCTAGCCGCATCTGCCAACCCAGCTTGTTCATAACCTTCTAAGCTTTTACCAATACCCTCTTGTATAGTGTAAGGCATTGCAGACTGTTGAGCTACCTGTTGTGCATATGCTGGCAACTGGTTAAGTGCGGCAGTCTGTCTTGTATCTGCTCCTTGTAACGCTTGGTACATACCTGAACGAGTAGTCTCTTCGCGTTGCCTTTGCTGTAGTGCTTGGAGTTCTCCTAGGGCAGTAGAGCCTACGCCAAATTGACCAGCACCAATAGCTTGTTCTTGAGCAGTCTGTTTGTCTCTTTCAGTCATTGCTCTTGCCTGATCTGAAATAGTGCCTATTTGTGCTTGATACAGAGGATCAGCTAGAGGGTCTTGCATAGCAGTACCAACTTGTTGCTGGTAAGCTTGCTGAAGGCTCTGTGGCATACCCATACCACCTTGTGCCACACTTGTACCAAGTGTATTTGCCAAGTTACCAAATCCTTCATAAGCGTTCTGTGTCTGAGCAGATTGACCGGGAGTTAAAGCACCAGTGTACAATGAAGGGTCTTGTGTAAAGACTTCCTCCAAAGAAGGTAAGTAACTTTTGATATAAGGTTCTATTTCACCGTAGGGTTTTACCTCTTGCGTTCCAGTTCTTTGCTGTGACTGAGGTACTTGTACTACCGTTGGTGTTGATTTAAATATACTTCCCATGTCTATAACCTTTTAAATATTGTTGTATTCATTGGAGTGTACCCCAAAGGTTCCATTACCCTTGTCCACCCCTTTCTTCCTATCATTTGACTATACTTGTAGCCTAAACTTCTATAGTGTTCTTCTACTCTAGGCAAAGCATATTTAAAATTAAACTTACCGCTTATTGCTTCAAAATTAATTACATCTGCTCTAGGATAAGCAATAACTCCTACAACAAAACACCCTACTATTTTCTCATCTTTTAGAGACACCCAAAGATCGGAAATGTTTTCTAAAATTCTACTGGTTACATCTTCAGTATTTATTAAATCTGTATTACCTTTTGAAACCGACTTGTCTATAAAATCCCAACATTTATCTACAATGTCTACTCTGGTACTATAAAAACGATTAACTTTGCTATAGCTTAACCCACGCTCCGCTGGAATTGTAAAAGTATATTCCTTCTCCTGCCCCCGGATTCCATGTAGTTCCATCTGCATATCTTATATCACCTTGTGCTGGTTTAGTTGGAGGAGAATACACCACATCTATATGTCCATCTTGAACTGAATCTAAAACACCCTTAATAGCAAATAAGTTATTAGTTAAAATTACAGGCAGATCATCAATATTTGAGGTAGCTGACTCTGGGGCAAATCGCAGAAACTCTTTAGCCATTATCTATCCGACACTAGTTCAGACTCTACTGAATACCCTGACATATTAAATCGGTTACCCGTGGTGTTTTCAACTTTAATTGCTATGTATCTACCTCGCACTCTACAGTCTACTTCACTGTCTGTACCAATTGTAAACTCTACAGGGTCGCTATATGATACCCCTTCGTTAGCAGTAAGCTCTGCGCCCACACTTACATTAACTCTTCCTGTACCTTCAAACCTAGGGTATACTTTAGTTATACTTTTAACTCCACTAGGATTACCAGCGTGTAGCCCTACTCTTTCTAAGAAAGAATTAATAGCTACACCGTTAAATGTAATACCACTATCTGCTAAGTATAATCTAGTATCTTTTGTACCGCACATCAACAGAGAGTCTGTAGTAGGGTTATAAGGCTGTTGCGCCCATTTGAGAGTATCAGCGGCCCAAGTTGTACTTGCTGAAGCCCAAGTGTTTGTTAAAGCAGGGTTGACAACTCCTTTAGCTATAAAGTTTACCCCCGGCAGATCACGCTTAGACCATGTGTTGTCACGGTAGTTCCAGATAAGAGCTTCATCAGGATACCCTCCAACAGCATTTGTCTTAGGATAACATATCCACACTTCGTTCTTAACTTTATTATGAACTAAGAAGGTTTTATAAGCGTAGGTAGAATCAATCTGAGAAAACAAATATGTACGCACTTGATCATCAATAACACTTACCATTGTAGATCCATTGTGCTTTACGACATCGTTAGCGGATACTAGAACGTGCTCGTTGTTGCCTATTTGTACCACAGCATCTCTGGCAAATAATCCTATGTCTTTAAACCGTTCCCGTAAGTTAAAAGAGAATGTTCCACCTGTGTACGTTAAGGAGTAAATACTATCTTCTTTGTACACCATAAGATCATTGCCCAAGGGAATAGCATTTAACAAATGTCCCTTAGTACCACCTACGGTAATCTGATTAGCTTCTGAAGCTGTACTTGCTGTAGTCCAAGTAGTAGAACCATTGTTAGAAGCACCCTCTGGGATAGCATCACTCCACCTTATGGAGTAAGGTAAAACAGCACCATTATCTGTTAGGTTTAGAGCAATCAAATGGTTTTTAAATGGGACTATAACTTGACAACGCAGTGTAGAAGGCCAATGAGCTAAGTCGGTAAACACAGAACCCGCCTGTAGAAGGCTCTGAGGTATATCTATACCATTATTTACAACAAGAACGCCGCCTAGAGCATCTCCTTGCCAGTTTTTCTCTGTGTTTGCTAGTGTGGTATAAGCACCACTTGATCGAGTAACCGCCGCATGAGTTGTTCCCGTAATCTTGTATAGAGCAGTTACACCACCATACACCCATAAATCAGTAGAAGACTGCTTCCAACTAGTAGTCCAATATGGTGTTTGTGTAGGTGTACCCAAGGAAGCAGAGTGTCCCTCAATACTTCCAGCTTGCTTATCGTTGAATCGTACATTTTGGATAGAAGAAAACATATTAGCTGGCATATCGTAAGGAGATAAATCAGCATTGAATGTAAATCCAGTTTGTGTACCGCTTACGTCAAATATTTCTTTAACCACTACCAGTTCCAGTATCTATAACCCAATTGACGTTCTCGTACTCTTGTAAGCTTAGTAGTAAACCATCTTCAGTTTCTATATTACCACCTAATTCTTGTACAATACAGAAGTTATCTATGACCCAGTTAGTGTCAGGCATTATGTTCCCTGCATAGTTAAGACAGTTCCACTGTACTCAGA